CAAGGTCATCACCCTGCCGGCCGTGGCCACGCCCGTGAACTGCGCGATCATGAACGGCGGCGCCTTCGGCACGATCGCGGTCAATATCTCGCCCAACGCCGCCGACAAAATCCAGGGACCGGATCTGCCCGGCACCGACAACAAGGACCTGATCAACACCAAGGCCACGGCCCGACGCGGCGATTATGTCCGCCTGGAAACCGGCGACGCCAACGGCCCGATCGTAGCCGAACTGCGCGGCACCTGGGCAACCGAAGCTTAATCTGAAGGATAAAAATACATGAGTGCTACTAGAGAAACCCTGAGTTCCCGCGCCGTTGTCGGCATGTACTACGAGCGCCTGCAGGCGCTGGTGGCGGCCGCCTGGATCGACGCCGTCTCCAACTATTTCACCTCCGACCAGCCCAGCGAGGAATACGCCTGGCTGAACATGCCGCCGACCTTGCGCGAATGGATCGGCGGCCGCCATGCCAAGGGCTTAACGGCCAACGGCATCGAGATCAAAAACCGCCATTTCGAGGCGACGATGGAGATTCTGCTCCGCGATCTGCGCCGCGACAAGACCGGCCAGCTGCGCACCCGGATGTCCGAATTCGCCGAACGCGGCCTGACGCATTTCGCCAGCTTGCTCAGTACGCTGATCGTCAACGGCGAAAGCACGGTCTGCTACGACGGCCAGTATTTCTTCGATACCGACCACTCGGAAGGCGCTTCCGGCTCGCAGAGCAACGATATCACCACCGATATCTCGGCGCTGCCGGCCAGCGTGCACGGCGCCGCGACCGCGCCGAGCCCCGAGGAAATGCAGCAGGCGATTTTGAAATCCATCGCCCAGATGCACACCTTGGTTGACGATCAGGGCGAGCCGATCAACGAATTGGCCAGCCAGTTCCTGGTTATGGTGCCGGTGGGTCTGAGCGACGCCGCGCGCTCCGGCTTGTCGACGGCACGGGTCGCAGGCCCCAGCACCTTCGATATCGACGGCATGTCGATCCGCCTGGCGGTCAATCCACGCCTGACGGCGGCCGGCTGGACCGACAAGTTCGCGACCTTCCGCACCGACGGCAGCGTCAAGCCGTTGATCCGGCAGGAAGAAACCAAGCCGACGCTGAAAGTGAAAGACGAGAACAGCGAGTTCGCGTTCGATAACGACGCTATCCAGCTCGGCCTCGACACCTGGCGCAACGTTGGCTACGGTCGCTGGCAGGGCGCTGTCCTGAACACGTTGGTGTAAGCCATGGACTTTTATAAAACGCTTGAGACAGTACGGTTGCCCGGCGGCACCGTGCTGGCGCTAACCTCCAATCAAATCCGCCGGCGTCAGCATTTGCTGGACGTGGCCAAGTACGGCGAAACCTGTTGTGCCAAGCAAGCCGTCGAGTTCAAGGCCGGCGAAGTGATCGGCCTGGAACAAGTGCCCTTGGCACTAGAAACCGCTCTGGAACCGGTCAATCTGGCCATGCTGCAAGAAGGCGATTTGCTTTCTGGCGATCTGGAATACCGTGGCGAAGGCGAATTGCTGACGATTGATGATTCAATCGGTTCGGCCGGCGCTGGAGAGAAGATCGACGCGACCCTCGAAGAGCGCCCGGACAATGCCGAGCCCGGCGAGCAGATCCAGCCCGAATCGGGCGATCTGGCGCCAGTCCCTGCAGCCAGGCGAGACGCTAAACCCAAGGATAAGGGCGCAGGCAAATGAGCTACTGCACGCTGCAAGACCTGATCGACGAGTTTACCGAGGCCGAGCTGGTCCAGCTGACGGACGCGGCCGGCACCGGCGAGATCGATACCGTGCCCGTCGAAAAAGCCCTTGCGCGTGCGGACCGCACGATCAACCGCTACCTGGCCGGCCGCAACGAGCTGCCGCTGGCCGATGACGAGGTGGTCGATCTGGCCTGTGATATCGCCCGTTATTATCTGTACGCGGACCAAGTCCCGAGCCACGTCCAGAAGCGTTTTGACGATGCCGTCAAGGCATTGGAAAAAATGGCGGCCCGCAAGATCGCCGTCGTCGATACGGCCGGCACGGCAGCCGCCGAAAGCGCCGCCGCGCCGGAAATGGAATCCAGCGCCAGCGTGTTCGGCCGTAGCGGGGATTGGTGATGGAGAACTACCTGGCAGCGGAAGCGCTGATCAAGCAGCGCCTGATCGACAAGGTGCCGGCCATACCGGCCCATCATGTCCTGTCGGCCGCTGATCTGGACGGCGTGAAGGAAAACGCGCAGGCCACACCGGCGCTGCATGTGATTTATTTCGATGACGAGGTGCCGACCGGCGAAGGTAGCCAGGCCGGCACCGGCCGGGCTCAGCTCGTCAACCAGTTGTGGCTGGTGACGCTGGTAGTGCGCAATGTCAAAGGCAAGACCGGCGAAGGCAACCGGAGCGACGCCGGCCTGCTGATCGGTCCGGTCCTGGCGGCCCTGCAAGGCTGGAAACCCTCCGCCGAACATGGCCCGCTGTACCGGCGCAAATCGCCTTATCGCGTGACCTATCGGAACGGATTCGGGTATTTCACCTTTTTATTCAGCACAAAAATTTCAATCACAGGGCTCACATCATGAGCGATACGAGAAAGATGATAACCAACCCGATCAGCGGCCAGCGCGTGCCGGCCGATGAGGCGTTGTTCTATGATCCGGAAACAACGAATAGCCCGTTGTGGCCCTATAGCCGAACGCCCAAAAATGCCGATAAAGCGGCAACGAATCAATCATCCCCCCGAGGTAGAAATGGCAGCGACAACTGAACCAGTAAAAACCGAAATCAAGCGCGTGAAAGTGAAGCTGAAAATGCGCCACACCCACGCCGGCATCGAATACGACGAAGCGGCCGTCAAGGCCGGCGTCGAGATCGAAATTACCGAACAACAAGCCGCCGTCCTGAAAGCCCAGGGCGTTATTTAACTTAATTACGGGAAATCACCATGTCAGGATTTTTAGGCTCCGGCCGCATTTACGTCGACCGCAAAGTCGGCAGTGTTTTTCAAGGGCTGAAACTCATCGGCAACGCCACCAAGTTCGAGATCAAGGAGAACTCGGAAAAAAAGGAGCGGGTTTCGAAAGACCGGTCCAACTACGGCTCGGCCCTCAATACCGTGTTCGTCAAAAAGCCGGCCGAGGTCAATATCACGCTCGACGACCTGGACCGGGATAACCTGGCGCTGGTGTTTCTGGGCGATGCGTCTGCCGTGTCCGTGACCGGCGCGACGGTGACCGATGAAGTCGTGTCCGGCTATAAGGACCGCATTTTCAAGACCGCCAAGCGCAAGATCAGCAGTGTCGTGCTGACCGACACGGCCGGTACGACTACCTATGTGCTCGATACCGACTATGAGATCGTCGATGCGGATCTGGGACTGATCAAAGTGCTGACGGCGGGCGCCATTACCGATGGTCAGTCGCTGAAGATCGATTACACCTACGGCAGCATGACCTCCAACAAAGTCGCCGGCGGCACCAATTCCAACGTGATCGTCAAGATCCTGTTCGACGGCGTCAACCAGGCGGACCAGTCCAAAGCGGTCGTCAACGTGCTCGAGGCGGTGCTGTCGCCGACCTCGGGCGTGGATTTCCTGTCTGACGAATTCACGTCGATCGAGCTGGCCGGCATTGCCAACGTGCCCACCGGCGGCACGGCGGCCTATGAAGTCGAACTGGATGTGGTGTATAGCTAATGCGCGCACAGAAAGTTATCCCTTTGGGTGATAACCGGGCGGTCGTTTTGAATGAGCTGCGGGTCAGGGACGCCCGCAAGCTGATAGCGCAAATCAAAGAACTCGGTCAGCTCAATATCGTTGAGCTGATCACCGATCGATTTGCCGAATTAGAGGCCTTGCTGGGCGATTGCATCGTCATGCCCGATGGCGAACGGCTGGATGATCTGAGTGCTGGCGAGGCCGTGCCTGTTATAGAAGGGATCCTGGAGGTGAACGCCTCTTTTTTGGACCTGCTGGCTCTTCTCGGTCTGCTGGAGTGGGTACCAGTGACACCACCGGCGACCTCGACAGAGCCTGTGTCTTCCTCATCGAGCGAGGACACGCCAACGTAGCGAACTACGGCTGGCAATTTTTTATAACAACCCTCCAACTCAGCAATAAGGGCGACAATGGCTAACAATTCCCGCAATCTGGCATTAAGGCTGCTCATCAATGCCGAAGACAGGGCGTCAGCGGTATTGAACGGCTTGCGCAACAACGCAGGCAAAGTCGCGGCCGCGATCGCGGGTTATTTTTCCATCAGCGCCTTCAAGGGCATGGCCGATGATGCCGCCGCGTTCGAGCGGCAGATGGCGACCGTAGCGGCCGTTTCCGGCGTCGCCGGCGAGGACCTGAAAAAACTGGAGCAAGCGGCCAAGGACATGGGCGCCAGCACCGAATTCTCGGCCATGGATGCCGCGCAGGCGCTGGAAAGCCTGGGGCGATCCGGATTAAATGCCGAGCAGCAGATGCAGGCGCTGCCGCAAGTGCTGGCGTTGGCGCAAGCCAATGGCCTGGAGCTTGGGCAGGCTGCCAGCTTCATCACGCAGACGGTCTCTGGCATGGGCCTGTCGTTCGGTGATTCCGCCCGTGTCGCCGACGTGCTGACCAAGGCCGCAGCCAGCGCCAACACCAGCGTTGAAGGCTTGGGAGCCGGTCTGTCTTATGCGGCGCCGGTCGCCCAATCGCTGGGGCTGACGCTGGAGCAAACGACGGCCTATCTGGCCAGCCTGGCTAATGCCGGCATCGACGCCTCGCGCGCGGGCACGTCATTGAATAATATGATGTTCCAGTTCCAGGACCCGGCCAGCAAATTCCGCCGGGAACTGCAGGCCCTGGGTATCAACACCACGGATTTCAACAAAGCGCTGGCGGAACTCGCGAAAGAAGGCAAGGACGGCGAAGGCGCCATCTTGGCATTGGGCATGGAAGCTGGCCCGGCTATGCGCGCATTGCTCAATCAGGGCATTCCCTCGGTCCAGAAACTCACCGACACGCTCAATAATGCTGCCGGCGCTGCAAAAACCGCCGCCGCGACCATGACCGACAATCTGGTCGGCTCCGTGCGAAATCTGGACAGCGTCTGGGAGGGCCTGCGCCTGCAAATGGCTCAGCCGATCCTTGATCCGCTGAAAAACGCGATCAACTTCGTGTCCGGAAAACTGCAGGCCTTGGTCGACGACGGCACGATCAGCCGGGTCGGGGAATTCATCGCGCAAACCTTTGACCGGGGCGCCAAAGCGTTCGAATCCTTTATCGGGAAAATCGATTTTAGCGTAGTGGGCGCCGCAGCCAATAATTTCGGCCAGAATTTCAAGATCGTTTTCAATGCTGGCGTCGAGATCGCCGGTACGCTGGCTGACACGATCGGCCGCGTTTATGCAGCGCTCAATGCCAGTGGCGCTTTCGATTCATTCAAAGCAATCGCCACCACAGCGATCAAAGCCACTGTTGACGGCGTGCATGAGCTATCAAGGATCGTCACCGAAGCCTTTACGGTCGTTGCCGAATCGAAAGCCTTTACCGAGTTCGCGGACGCCGCGAAAATCGCCCTCGAAACGGTCATTGCGGTCGGCAAATCGCTGTCCGAGCCGTTTGTCGACCTTTTCAAGTTGCTCGGCGACGGCAAGGGCGAGGCGCAATCGTTCGGCCAGACATTCGGCCAGGTATTGACAACGCTGGCCCAAACCGTGACCTTGTTCGTCAGCGGATTTTCCACCGGGCTTGAAACCATAAAAACGGCGTTTTACGGCATCGCCGGCGCCGGTGCTCAGGTGATCAGCACGTTGTTGAATGGCGTGGCGGCCACGCAGGAGGGCCTGGCTAAAATCACCTTCGGGGACGTTTCCCGTAAATGGGCCGAGGCTGCCGCCGACAACCGATTGATCGCTGAATCATTCGCCGAAAGCGCCGGCGTCAATTTCGCAAAAGCAGAAGCGGCCATGGATGGCGTCTCAACATCCGCACAGCGCACCAATGCCAGCTTGATGACGTTGGTCGGCGACGGCCTACAGCAATCGAACATGGGGCTGAGCGCCAATGCCCAGGCGTCACAGCAAGCCTGGGCGGCGGGCGATGCCTTGGCCAATAGTGCCGCTCAGTGGGTTAATCCGCACGCCGCTTTGGTCGAGCAGCTTAGGGAGCAACAGAATGCGCTGATCGCGACCGGCGCCAGCCAGGCAGAGCTGCAGCAGGTCAGTGCCAAGCTCACCAAAGCTCAGGATGACGCCAAGGCGGCCGCCGAACAGCACGCTAAAGCTATCGAAATAGCCGGAAGCAGCGCCAACACCGCGGCGGGCGATGTTGGCAGCCTGAACAAGCAAGTCAGTGATCTGCCCAAAGAGCCGAAAAAAATCGACATCAATGCCGACACCCGGGAAGCTTTGGACCGCATTAGCGAAATCAAGGCGCCGACCGCTTCCGTGCATACGGTCTATGCGGCCACGGGCGTCAATCAGGCGCTGGGGGAAATCAGTAAGCTGAAACAGCCTACCAGCAGTGTGCATACCGTCTATGTGAACCGCGTCGATAATGGGAGCTTGCCCGTGCAGGCGGCCGGCGACCCGGCCGCACAAGCCACTGGAGGCCCTGCCGGCCAACCGACCGGCCTGCCCTGGCGCTTCAACACCGGCGGCTATGCGCCCAGATCCGGCAAGCTGCCCGGCTTCGGCGGCGGCGACCGCATCAAGGCTTTATTGGAGGCCGGCGAATTTATCGTGCGCAAGGAAGCCGTGCAAGCCCTGGGCCTGCCGTTCATGCACGCTATCAATGCCGGGCGAGTGCCGACGGCCGGCGACGTGATCAAGCGGGCCATGGGCGGAAGCGTCGGCTATGACCTGGACGAGGAACTCCGGAAGAAACAGGAGGAACGCGAAAAGAAGATCGTCGAGCGAATCATCGGCAATCCGCTGGCGCTTGGGCTGTCGGGGACATCCAGCTTTTCACGCTCAAAGATGCTGCGCAATGCCGGCAAGGTATTGAGCCAGATCGGCCGTGCGGATCTGGCGCCGAAGGTCGGCGAACTCATGAACGCCCGCCTGGCGGAAACCGGCGGCACGTATAGTACCAAAAGCAAGCTCGGCGACCGGCAAACCCAGTTCGACAAGGCCGCCATCTTAAAGGCGCATTTGTTCGACGAGCCGGCGGACGCTACCCAAAGGCCGCAATTGAATAGCGCCCCGTCCCTCCAGCTGCCCGCATTGCAGACGCCCAAAATCAACATCCCGATGCCGTCGATCCCGCGCCTGCCGGAAGCGCCGGCCGGCCGAGGGGCGGCATCGGCCAATGCAGCGCCCGGCCGAACCGAACGCATTCAGTTTATAGCGCCCAATGGGCAAAGCCTGACCGGCGAATTTAAGCCCGGCGATATGACCCAGATGCTGCAAATCCTCAAGGATGCCGGAGCGCGCACCGCATGAGCATCCTATTAGATACGATCACGCTGCCGGACGATCTGATCTGGATCGATGAATACGCCCATACGCCGGTTAAACAGACCGTCTCGACCGCCGTCGACGGTTCGCTGATCGTCGAGGCCGCCGCCCAGACCAAAGGCCGGCCGATCACGCTGGCCGGCGGCGCCGATTACGGCTGGATCGACCGGGCCACCCTGGAACTGCTGCGCGCGAAACAATACCAGCCCGGCCTGACCCTGACGCTGACCCTGCGCGGCACGGCTTACAGCGTGCTGTTCACGCAGCCGGGCGGCATCGAGGCAGCGCCCGTGGTCGACTACAACACCCCGGATGCCAGCGACTGGTATACCGTGACCCTGAAATTTATCGAAGTGTAGCCATGACTGATATTTATGAAGACATCAAGCAACTGGACGAGGCTTACGGGGCTGTCAATCTCCAAAAGACCATGGATGCCGGGAAGCGTGAACAAAGCCAGGCGGCAGCGCTGTTTTACGTCGTATGGTCGCTTTATAAGCGTGGGAGCGATGACTTTGCCATAACAGGAATTTTTTCAAAAGAAGTCGACGCACATGCGTTAAAAGAACGACTGGATGGCGACTCATCCTGTTTAGCTGCCAGTGTAGACCGATGGCCCATGCCGGACATCATTGAGCACTTGGTTCGGGATCGATTGGGAAAAATGGCTGATCTCTTATTGCCCATCGAAAGCGCCATCAGAGCATTTATTAACGAGAAGAAAAATTAAATATGGCGATTTCAGAAACCGACTTAAAACTGCTCAAATCCGAGCGCATGACCGATTTCAGCGACGGCGGCGGCAAAATGACCGGCAACGAAGTGACGGACGGCCTGGTCAATAACGTGTTCAACGACATCAGCCAGCTCGACCGCACCTATGGCCGGGTCAGTCTACGCAAGGTGTTCGCGGCCGTGCAGACCGCCAATACCGACACCTACCTGGGTGCCCATATCATCCTGACCGACCCGCCGGACGATCCGAACGTCAACGTGACCCTGTTCAGCACCGAGAGCTGGACCGACGAGCGCGACGCGGCTAAGAACCGCATAGAAAGCTACAGCATTCAAGGGCCGGAGGCGGCGTGGATTCTGTACGGCGACCACGTCGTCGGCCAGAAGCTACTCATGTTGTGGAGCCGCAGCAATGCCGCGAACCTGACCACGCCGACCGCCGACGAAGCGCCCGAGGTCGGGGACATCTGCGTGCTGTCGGTCGAGAAGGCCGGTTTTACGGCCGATTTCCAGTTCGTGCGCATCACCAAGCTCATCAGCCGCGAGACGGCGCAGTTCACCGACGACAGAGGCAACTATTATAAAGATGTGCTGACGCTGGAAATCGCCAACCCGCTGCGCTATCTGTTCAAAGGGGCGACGCCGTCGCGGTACACGCTGTCGCGCAACGATCCGGCGGCCAGCCCGACCCTGTTTCGGAAAACCTCGGTGGCCGACGCGGCCGAGTATTACGGCGTTAAAAAGATTCTGGCGCCGCTGGCCATTAACGACCTGACCGTCGAAGTCGGCACGCCTTACAGCGCCCTGGTGCCCAGCGCCCAGGCCGAGACGCCGCTGGTGGACGTGCAGGCCAACCTGTCCCGGCCCAACTATGTGCAATCGGGCGCGGCGGCCAGTCTGACCGCCTCGGCGACGCTGGCCGGCGATACGGCGCCCGATTACGCCGCCAGCCTGTATCTGGGTCGGGGCTTTCTGCCCGGCAGCCTGGCGCTGGACATCGGCGGCGCGGACTATAAGGACAACGGCAGCGGCGCTCTCGTGCTGGCCAGCGGCCTGGCCGGCACCTATAGCGGCACGGTCGACTATGGCTCGGGCCAGATCAGCATTACCAAGGGCTCGGCCTGGTCGGCCACCGTGTCGGCCACGGCCACGCCGGCAGTCGCGACCTACGACAACGCCGGCACCCTGTCTATCCCTATCACGATCAACAACCGGGCCTTCAACTATGTGCAGACCCTGACGCCGCTCCCGGCGCCCGGCTCGCTGATCATCGATTACAAGGCGCTCGATAAGTGGTACCGGCTCTACGACGACGGCCTGGGCCACCTGTCCGGCGCCGTCGACGGCATCGGCTCGGGCACGGTCAACTATGCCACGGGCTCGGTGCTGGTGACGCTGGCGGCCATGCCGGACGTGGACAGCGCGGTCATTTTCGCCTGGACCACGCCGACCGATTACACGATGCAGACCTATGTGCTGCAGCAGCCCAAGCCGTCGGTCCAGGCCACGCTGGCTAATGTGCCCGTCGAGCCCGGCACGCTGGTCATCACCTGGCTGGACGGCACGGAGAAAACTGCCACGGCCGCCGCCGACGGCACGATCAGCGGCGATGCCACGGGCCGGATTGTGGCGGCCAACGGCGCCCTGGCGTTTGTCCCGACCACGATCCCGCCCTCGGGCACAGTCTTCAGCGTGGCTTATCAGCAGTCGCAGGCCCAGCAGGATTTGTTCACCGTGACCGGCGATGTGGAAGGCATTATCACCTTCACGCTGACGCAGCTGCCCGTCAAGCCCGGTTCCGTCAACCTGTCGCTGGCCGTGAACGGGGCAGACAGCGGCGGGAATTTCCCCGACACGGCCGGCAGTTTCGACGCCGGTTTTCAGTCCACGCCCGTGACAATTCAGGACGATGGTCTGGGCGGCTGGCTCGACTTCCAAGGCACGATCAACTACGCGACCGGCGCCTGCTCGGTCGATGTGACGAAAACGCGGCAGCGTCAGCAATTTATCGGCTATGAAGCGATGATCCAGTGGGGAGGCGTGTAATGAGCAAAGCGATTTATCAAACCATCAATGTCATGGACTTTCTGTCGCCGAATACGGCGCTGACCGTCAGCTATTCGCTGGACGGCGCTACGCCGGCGGCGAAAAACGAGACCGTCAACCTGACAGAACTGAAAGTCGACCTGTCCACGACCACGGCCGAGGCGTTGGTCGCGGGCGGCCTCAAATTCAGCATTGCAGGCGAGACCTTCATCGACCGGCAGGGCGTTTTGTACCGAGGCCATGACGCCGCCACCGACAGCGCCACGGCCTCAGGCAGCCTCGACTACCAGACCGGCCAGGCGATACTGACGCAGTGGGCTGGCGGTAGCCCGACGCTGACCATCCACGCGGCGGTCAGCATCAAGGGCACGGCCGCCGTGGTCGGCGTGGCGGGCCGCGCGCCCGGCGCACCGCTGGCCACCGGGCAGTTCCAGCTGGTCTGCACGGCGCAGGACGGCACCGCCATCGTGGCCAGCGCCGACAACAACGGCGACATCGCGCACGAATGGGTAAAAGGGCATGTCGACTGGCAGTCCGGCGTGTTCATGATCGGTTTCGGCAAGCTGGTGCTGGACAGCACGATCCCGGCCGACGTGAAAACCAACTCGGGCTGGTACGACGCGGCCAACGTCGACGGCGACGGCAAGATCTGGACGCCGTTGCTGGTCAAACCTGAAACGATCACCTTCAACGCCGTTTTAGTCAGCTATATTCCGCTCGATGCCGACATCCTGGGCGTCGATACGGTCCGGCTGCCGCAGGACGGCCGCGTGCCGATCTTTCGCGTCGGCAATGTCGGCGTCGTGCACAACACGCAGACGCTGACGCTGCCGAATCCGGTTCTGGCCGGCAGCGTGCACGACTGCGGCCGCACGCTGCTCAGCTATGCCAAGGTGTTCGACGCCGACGGCCAGATCGTGCCCACCAGCAAATACACGGCCGACCTGGACGCCGGCACGGTCACGATGGCCGACCCGCTGGACCTGACCGGCTATGTGCAGCCCCTTTATATCGAGCACCGCATCGAGGACATGGCGCTGGTCACCGACGTGCAGATTACCGGCCAGGTCAAATTGATGAAGCCGGTGCGCCATGCCTACCCGGCCAACACCAGTTATTTTAGCAGCGCGCTCGTGATCGGCGACCTGCAGGCCCGCGTGGCCGATCTGTTAGACCAGCAGACCTGGGGCAATGTCTGGAGCGACACCCTGTCTGGCTCGCCGGCCGGGGCCTCGTTCAACGATGCGCTGTATCCGATCGACGTGACCAACCTCGGCGCGATCCAGGAGCGCTGGGCGCTCGTGTTCACGGGCGCGACCGCGTTTAGCTGCTACGGCGAAGACTCTGGACTGGTCGCCGAAGGCACGACCGGCGCCGATTTCGCGCCGATCAACCCGATCACGGGCACGCCGTATTTCACGATCGACCATCTGGGCTGGGGCGCCGGCTGGAGCGCCGGCAACGCGCTGCGCTTTAACACCATCGCGGCCAATTTCCCGCTGCAGCTGGCTCGCACGACCCTGCAATCGGACCCGGCCGTCTACACGGATAATTTCAAACTACAAATCAGAGGCGATGCCAACTAATGACCGCACCCGTTAAAAACTATCTCTCTACTGACACCGGCGCCCCGACCTGGAACGGCACGATCGGATCGACCATCGCCGTGCTGGATGCGCTGCTGATCAATGGATTCAACGAAAAAACCCTGTCGTCCCTGACGCAGGCCGACGGCGTGGCGACGGCGACCACGGCCACGGCGCACGGCTACCGCGTGAATCAGGTCGTCGAAATCGCCGGCGCGAACGAGGCGGGCTATAACGGCCAGTTCACGGTCATGTCTGTGTCGACCCTGGCGTTTACGTATGCCGTCGATTCCGGCTTGGCGGCCACGGCCACCGGCACGCTCACGGCCAAAGTGGCGCCGCTGGGCTGGACCAAGGCGTTCAGCGGCACCAACAAGGCCGCGTATCGCTCGAACAATGTTGCGTCGACACAGTGCTTGCTGCGCGTTGACGATTCGAACGCGCTGTATTCACTGGTGCGCGGCTATAAAACCATGACCGACATCGATACCGGCGCCGACCCGTTCCCGACCACGGCTCAGCAGGCCAACTATGCCTGGAAAAAAAGCTCGACGGCTGACGCGACGGCTCGCAAATGGACGCTGTTCGGCGACGACATGCTGTTTATGTTTGCGCTGGCCTACTCGACGGCTTCGGGCAACACCCCGGGCTCGTCCGCCTGGCCGCCCCTTTTTGGCTTCGGCGATTTCATCTCGTACAAACCGGGCGATGTGTTTAATTGCCTGATTTACGCCTACGCGACAACGGCCCCAACCAATATCTACAATGATGCCGGATTTAACCATACTGCCAATATCCCTTATTGCCCACGAGCCTTTACGCAAATCGGATCGGCGCTCAGGCTGTCAAAATTAGGCATTTATCCCAATGCATCATCAGGTTTAGCATCTGGCGGGCTGTCGTACCCCAATCCCGAAGATAACGGGCTGCTGATCTGGAGCCGGCACGTGCTGCAGGATAGCTCCAGCGATGTGCGCGGCATCCAGCCGGGTGCGTATCATCTGCCGCAGGCCGTGCCGATGAACGACGGCGATGTCGTATCGGATGTCGAAGGCTACGCGGGAAAGCAATTTTTCATGCTGGGCTGTAGCAATGCTGCCACCGAGGCTCGCATGGCCATCGACATAACCGGGCCCTGGCGATGAGCGCGCGTTCACTCGACCCCTATGGCCGCCTGCCGACGCCCAACCAGCCGACCACGCAGACCAATCGGCTAGTTGATCGAGGGCTGCCGCGTCATGCCATTTTTGAGCTGGATGGCCCAGGCACGCTCAGCGGCACCGTGAAAGAGGGCGCGATCCCGGTCGCCGCGCGCAAGGTTTTTTTATTGGATAAGCGCAACATGGCGCTTTTGCGCTGCACCGTATCGGCCAGCGATGGTTCGTACGCCTTCCCCGGCCTGAACAAATCGCTGAAATACGTCGTGATCGCGTTCGATCCCACACAGAATTTTAACGCCGTCATCGCCGACAACGTCACCCCGGTTTAAGGAGTAGCTTATGAGTATCATTGGCTTTGCCGACGATCTGCGCACGGCCCGCGCCGAGCAGATTATCGCCAAAATTAACGCCGGCGCAGGGCCTGGCACGATGTTGTTTTACACGGCCCCGCAGCCGGCCAAGGGCGCGGCCATCACTACGCAGACGCTGCTGGGAACGGTTACTTTCTCAGAACCGGCCGGTTCCGTGGTTGATGGCGAGCTGACGTTCGACGTGATCGCCGACGACGCCAGCGCCGACGCCGACGGCCCGGCCGTCTGGGTGCGAGTGCTCAATGGCGACGGCGGTTTCGTGATGGACATGCCGGTCACCGATACTAACGGCACAGGCCCCGTCAAAATGCCCTCGACGCAGATTTACGCGGGCGGCACGATCCACGTCGCCAGCGCCGTGCTGACCGAAGGCAATATCTAACCCCATGCCCTACACGCCGCCGGCCGGCGATGCGGTCGAGTTAATATTCGCCGGCCCCTATACGCCGCCTGCCGGCGATGCGGTAGCGCTCGATTTCAACCCCCCGCCGCCGAATACCGCCACGGCCTCAATCGACGGCACGCTGGACAGCGTGGTCGGCGTTATCGGCGCCACCGTTCATGCGCCGGTCCTTATCGACGGCCTGCTGGACGATGTCACCGGCGCCGTCACCGGCGTGGCGCTGGCAGCCGCGACCCTTGAAGGCCAGTTGGACGACGCCGGCGGCGACGTGGCAGCCTATCCGATCGGCCCGGCCAGCCTCGACGGCCTGCTGGACGATACCACCGGCCTGATCGCGACGGTCGGCGGCGTCAATGCCACGCTCTCGGCGACGCTGGACGACGTGTCGGCAGTGATCGAGGCCGACTGGAGCGCGGGCGTTTTTCGCGGGCTCACGGCCAGCCGGTCGGCGGTTTTTGAGACGACGCAAACGCGCGCCGAACGACAGTTCACGGGCGGCATCCGTCAGGCCGCCGAGCAACGGCCGATGATCCGCGGCGCCTGGCAACCAGCCGACGCCGTGCCGGCCGAGTGGGCTGGACGCTGGTCCGAAGTCGCGCGCAAGCGCCTGGCCATGACCAGCGGCTGGGATTTTGTGCCGGCCCGCCAAGCCCAAGCGGCCGGCGCTTACCGCGCCTCGCCACGCCGGGCTATCGCCGCCCAGGCGGATTGGCAGATCGCCGGCGCATTGGCTCGCGCGTTGCTCGACACCTACCGCAGTCCGCCGAGACGGGACCTGAGTCCCGTTTTTGGCTATACGGCCGCCCGCCCGGTCGCCGGCGACTGGCTGGCCGGTTACGGCCTGGCCACCGTGACCGACCGGCGCTGGTCCGTGCTGCCCTGGGAGATCGCCAACCCGCACAGCTGGATCTGGGGCGGCTGGCATTACCCGCCGCCGGAACCGCAGCCCCCTTACGCCGGATCGCCCGACCTGGTCTTCTATCAGCCGATGGAGGATTTCACCGGCGGCGCCATCCTGGAATTGAACCGCCCGTGCTATGCCTGGTCGCTGGTCCGGCGGCACACGACTATTAATAAAGGAGTCACGATTGTGCTGCATACCGTCAACGTCACCCGTCTGCCCGATCTAGTCAATGTGCCGGCCTTGTCGGCCTCGCTGCAATTCGACATCGACAGCTGGGCCTGGGGCGTCACGCTTAACCTGCGCGGCCCGCAGGCCATGGCGCTGCTGGAGCCGGTCAACGGCGAGCCGCGTCAGGTTCGCGTCGAGATCGATGGCCTCTATGTCACGGCCATGATCGAATCCTGGGGCGAGCGCCGCCAGTTCGGCGAAACCGTCTACACGGCCACGGGTCGCTCGCCGCTGGCGCTGCTGGCTCAGCCCTTCGCGCCGCTCCGGTCCTACCTGGAAACCAGCCAGAAAACAGCGGCCCAGCTGATCGACCGCGAGCTGCTCAATACCGGCTGGAGCGCGTCCTATCATGCCAGCCTGCTGCAGCTGTTCACGACCGACTGGCTGGTGCCGGCCGGCGCCTGGAGTTACCAGAACAAAGCGCCGATCGACGCCATTGTCCAGATCGCCCGCGCCGCCGGCGCCCGAGCGTTCGCCGACCGCAATGCCGGCCTGGTGCACATTGCCCCTCGCTATCCGGTCAGCCCGTGGAATTGGGCTACGGCCACGCCCGACAAAACCATCCCGCTGGGCCTGATCCGATCGATCAATACCCAGCTCAGCCCGCAGCCGGATTACAACCAGGTCTATGTCTCGGGCCAGCACCAGGGCGTTCTGGTCGCGGTCAAACGCCAGGGCACGGCGGGCGACCAGCCGGCGCCCATGATTACGGACAGCCTGATCACTTACGTCAATGCCGGGCGCGAACGCGGGCGCAACATACTGGCCAATACCGGCCGGCAGGCTCGCGTTACCCTGGATCTGCCGATCAACGAGATCACCGGGCTGCTGGAGCCGGGGCAGCTGGTCGAAGTTTCGGACGATATCCCCTGGCGGGGGCTCGTGACCGGCATCAACGTCACCGGCGAGCACGGCGCCGCCGGACAACAGGTGGAAATCGAGAGGCATTATTCATGAATTTATACCAACAGTTCCAGGCGCTGATCCCCAGAGCCAGCCAGATCATCGCGACCGTGCAGACCGAGCACGCCGACGGCACGACCAGCTGCCTGACGCTGGACAATCAACCTATTCGCGTGCGGGGCGTGAACAGTCGAATCGCCGGCGCTAAAGTGTTTATCGAGATCGATCCGGCGCTGGGGGCGTCGATCCTCGGCGATGCGCCGGATTTGCCGGGGTATTCGGTAGAGGTCTAAGCTGCGTTAAATACTGCTAAATTTTCGTTAAACGAGGAAAGTTGCGTGCGGTTTTTAAAAAATGTTGTGCCAAATATCGCGCAAATCTACAGGAGCTTTGATGCTTGCACGGTCGGCAATAAATACTATATCCGGGAGTACAAGATCGATGGAGGCGCCGAACATGGCGCAGAATGAGGCGGCTATTTAATCAAAGCTAGATTTGCAGAATAAGTAATTAAATTACATTATTTGCAATTAAGAATTGTGCCAAATATCGCGCAAATCTGTGCCAAATATCGCGCAAACCTACATCTTATCTGACTGATGCCCAGATAAAGGAATTAATCAGTCAGGTTAAATTGAGTAAAAATGAAAGTCTTCTCTTTGTCGTTTTGATCTGCCTGGTAACGGGTGCAAGATGGTCTGAAGCTGAAGGTTTGACTGCTGCCAATTGCATTAACCAGGGCTTTCAATTTATCGATACCAAGAACGGTCAATCTAGGTTTGTTCCGGTTGAAAGATCTGTTTTTCTTCAGGTAAAAAATCGGCTCAATCAAAAGCCTTTCCAGTCCTGTTACAGTGCCTACCGATCCGCCTTTAAACGTACCGGCTTTAAAGTTCCTGATGGCCAGCTCGCCCATATATTACGCCATACATTCGCCAGCCATTTTGTCATGAAAGGCGGTAATATCGTTGCTCTGCAAAAGATTCTTGGCCATTCAAGTTTAAATATTACTATGCGGTATTCTCACTTGGCCCCGGATTATCTTCTTCAGGCGGTCGATCTGAATCCTTTGGCTGATCCATTGAATAACCTTATACCAGGTTAAGGTTATTGGATGAGAAACAGTAGAAAAGTGGAAAGAATGTGGAAAGCTTTTTGATAGGCATAAAAAAACCAGTTGACCGTGAAGTCTAACTGGTTGATTCGTTTGGTTTTGTTGGTGGGTCGTGTGCGATTCGAACGCACGACCATCGCATTAAAAGTGCTATATTGACTTGTAAGTTTTTGAATTAACTGAACTAAAACAAATAGCCCTCACGTTGCCTTGTCTATTTGTGCATATGTTTGTTTATACGAATTACCCAGATTTTACCCAGTTGTTATCCACGTTAGCATCAAAAGCACAAGCAGCTTTTTTGATGACACAACGACCATTGTAAACAACTATACTGGCTGAGAAATCAACGATTACACCGTAACGGCTTGCTGTTGATTATCACCATGGAGCATTTAAATTGTACTTACCTAATCCTATTAATTTTCCGGTCGACGATCTCCCTCTGCTGATTAGACACGCCGTGAGTGAGATGCAATGGAATACCCGATTTCCGCTGCCGCTCATTGTTTCATCGGCTTTGGGCGCAATTTCGCTCGCCTGCCAGAACTCCATTGATGTCCACCCCCCAATCGGATCGGCTTCGCCTTGTTCTTTATTCATGTTGCTGGTCGCGGACTCGGGTGAAGGTAAAACACCATCCGATCATTATTTCACCCAGCCGATTAGGGACTTTGAGGAAAATGAAGCCAGGAAAGCAGAGTTGGCATTGTCTGAAGAAAAGGCTTATCGGAGTACATGGGCGATTGAGCTTAAGGTAATTGAAGCCGCTCTCAAAAAGAACAGAAAAAAAAGTTTATCCACTGATAAGCCCGAACAGATTGATCTACTCAACGTGGAGTTCGAAAATCTCCAGCAAAAATTGCAAGCTCATTTATCAAAAGAGCCTCGACCGCAGACGAAGTATAAATTGCTGCATAGCAATACTACGCCGGCCAAGATTGCGTTGGATTTGTATGAAAATTGGCCCTCTGCTTGCCTGATTTCAGATGAAGCGGGTAGCCTCTTCCGAGGTGAAGCCATGAGGGATTTAGGCATGCTGAACCAGTTGTGGGATGGCACGCCGCTAAATGTAGATCGCGTCAGTTCGCCTAGCTTTAAAGTAAGAGATGCCAGATTGACTATTTCCCTAATGGTTCAAGGCCAAATATTAACTAATTACCTAAAGGGACGTGGCAAAGACGCGCGAGACATTGGCTTTATTGCACGGTGTCTGGTTGCCTTTCCATTTTCGACCAAGGGTTCAAGAATGGTGAATAATCAGCCCCAGTCATGGCACAACCTAACGGCATTCCAGCAGCGCATTACAGACATATTAACTCAGAATAAATTAGAGGCAGATCAAGGCAGGCAAACGAGACGTATCCTGGAGTTTTCACAAGAGGCAAAAAACCATTGGATCGACTTTCGTAATCAAATCGAATTGGATCTCAATGCGGGAAGATATTTGTCTGACGTTGCTGATGGTGCTTCAAAAATTGCCCTCAATCTTGCTCGAATGGCCGCTTTGTTTCACTTTTTTGAAGGCCGTGACGGCGAGATTTCCGCTGAAACCCTAAACTCTGCAAGATCAATTTGTAACTGGTACATGCACGAGTTCAAACGTCTATTCACAAAAAATCCGGAGGTTCCCATTGAGGTTTCTGATGCCAATGATCTAGAGCAGTTTCTAGTAAGATGGTACCAAAATCATCCTGGTATGATAGCTATTCAAAAGAGCCATATCGCACAATATGGCCCTAGCCAACTTCGCAAAAACGCCTATAGACGTAAGGCTGCTCTAAATGCGCTTGTTTATCACAATAAAATCCGAATACAGCCACAAGGAAAAACGCAATGGGTCGAATTTAATCTGAATTTCTTGCCAACATCGAGAAACACTAATGCGCAATTTACCGGAATGCCATACCCAATAAATAACGATGTGTAGTAGTTCCAACTCGATCTGATAGCTGCCAAAATTAGTCTCGGTTGAGTCTGACATTGACAGGCTGAATGCGACCCTAAACTGCCATACACCTTTCTCCAAAGCGGCCGCATGCCCAAGTATCGTTTTTTGGTTTCGCTTCTACGAAGCGGCCTTTCGTGGTCTCTGGCAGTTGGCCAAAAGCGGACGACTGCCAGAGACCATCAGTGACAGCAATAGAATGAGTACCTGCCTGTGGGTTAAGCTATGGATGCTTGATTGCAAGACCCCTTTGCTTGTGCTTCACAAACAAGACACTCAAACCTTTCAAATACGAGTTCTTGCCATAAAGTCCAGATCAAGTACTGAGTCAGTACGCTTAAGGATTTGAAATAATCGTATTAACCTATGGTGCTAGTTGTGTTTTGACCCTATCAATCAATGTATTGCGAGAGTGATTTCTACTTGAATAGTTAGCCAGATAATTCGTATGTCATTGATTTTTATTGACACACCATTCACCAACTAGCACCAAAAGTTATTAAGTAGGGTTTATGATGGTATATTGTGCTACCGTTTGGTTAGACTATTCAAAGTAGATTGATATGTTATTTGTCCTTGCTTTAATATTTGCAATACCAACTTTTGGGTTATCTATTGTTTCACTATTTGTATATCACTATTTTAGAGTGAAATCTTTTAGAAGAACAATGGAATATGTAATTGTTGATTTAGCTTTTACTCCCAAATTTCACTCTGCACTGATAGAAGAAATAAAACATATAGATGCTTTCGTTTATGCTGAAGAGGTAGGTGAAAATATTTCTAAGAAAGGCGATATAGTAAAATTTACAGTTAACTTGGATGGGTTAAGTTATTCTATAGAGCTTGAACGAGAACCATTAGGTAAAAAAGCAATTATATCTTCAAAGCTCATATTTTCTTCTATGAATTTTTGGGAAACGTATGATATTTTAGAAAATCAGTTATCTTCCGGTAAGATTCCTAAAAAAGAATACGATAGAAGAATAGACTTTTTGAATGACTATGCCTAAGTAACTATAAAAATATAGTTTTTGTTATTCTGGTTGCTCTAAAGACCATTGATGCTTTTATAAACGAAGCAGAAGAATAGGAAGATAAAAAAGATAATGACTAGCGCCGGAGGGTGTCACCTGGATTTACTTTTTAAGTTCATGTTCTTCGGTATCTACCAGCAAAACCCGCTTCGGGTAATACCCTAATTCATGGTCATACAATTCAGATTGAACCTGCTTCCAACTTGAAAGGTACCCCATTTCACTTATCCAGTCCCATGGATCTGAATAGACTTTAGCTTCCATGTCAAACTTGGGAATGTATGTTGTGTCATTGCTATCTTGTTGAGCAAAAGCAATATTTGGACACTGAGCTAGACAACGTACAGGTACTGTTTCTTTGAATTCATGAATTTTTTGAAAAGTTCTGCATCCTCGCCTAGAGATTGCTTTCTTCACATTCTTTAATGGAGTTACAGTGCATCCTAGTTTTTGATAATCAATTGGTAAAGAGCAGTTCCATTTTTTAGGATAATCGTTAGGCTCCAAATGATTATAAAAAGCATATAAAGGTATAGCCTTGTTTGCTCGAGCATATTCTTCGAGTATTTTATGTTGAGCCACTGAGCTAGAGCCTGTACCAACTTTATGATTTAGTGATGAATATCTTCCTGATTTAAAATCTAATTTCTTTGCTTGTACCGCATATCTCAGATATCCGGCTTTACGGTTTCCAATCCACCACTCCCAATCAGTTCCCTTGATAGGTTCTAAGTTTTTTGGCGTTTGGATTATTTTTATACTCGAAATATTCTGAGATGCTAAATAAAGCAAGATATTATCAGTCAGCGTTTCTTCACCCTGTGAAATTCCAAAGGCTTTAGAGTTCTGTAGGCGATTCCATATATCATCACACACTGCATTGAAATGATGTTGAAGCACGTACTCTCCTTGTGAATTTCAAGTTATTAAGCTGTTATCAGTATATCTACCTAACATTTTCTTTTGACATGCTAATTTGTTGATTAGGGGAGAATTTTTCCTTCTGTATATCATTATATCATTGATGTCAGTTAATTATGGCTGGTAATGATCCAATTGCTGCCATTTAATCATGTTAAGCGATAGACAACAACGGGTCGCTCGGCGACCGTCCGCTCTTCAGATTCATCGCCGGAAAGCTGTCATTGAATTCCGACTCCTGAAAGCGGTCGTTCGTCACTGAGTCCAACCGACCCTTGTCAGCCGTTCTACCGATATTTCCGGATGTCCGCATATTATTTCAAAGCAGGCAGACAAAGTTAGCTTTCATCAAAGCTCAAAATCCAACGGACTCTTAGCGTGCTTAATCGTGACGCTTTGCACAGTATGAGCATAGATCATCGTGGTTTTTAGAGCTAAATCAGGAGGAATTGCCAACATCGTCATGATCTCTGGAACTTTATATCATGAAATTTTATGGTGATATACAGCGAGCCGACTTGACTAATATCCCAAATTTAATAACTAACATCGAAAATTAGTTGACTATAGAAAAAAAGCAGCGTAGATATGCGGAGACCATATAATCATTTGTTAGCATGTTAGAATTTGAGAGTCGGGCCCATTCTCTTCATGCATCGCCGTCTGTTCGTCAGCATGAATCCACCTTTGATTATTAGGAGGACTTTCGATGGAAACGTACTTTGCTACCCCAGATCCGACCCTGCTGTTGTCGAGTGACGGTATCATCGTTGCTCGTGCGCCAGGGCTGGAGGTTCGTGACCCGACGCGCGAGGAGTTGCCAGAAGTGCTGGCCGCAGCTTTCGGTCGCGTAATGGACGCGGTGGACCACGTATCGCTCCCGCAGCCTATGATGCCACTGCTGAAGTCAGAGCACGACCTGTACGAGAAAACGAGGCGCATTTTCGAAAAAATACCAGAGCTCGGTGAGTTTTATGAGTTCGCGTTCGCGATCAGCGATCTCATGGGATGGACGCAAACGCATGACCCGCTTCTGGAGCAGGTGAAGGCGATGGACAATCTGCTGCACAGCTACTTTAAGTTCGTCGATCAGCAGATGTTCGCCGGCTGGTCCGCGACACGCTTGGCCATGCTCGCAGACGTTCAAGCGCTCGCCTACGCGGCCCGCGAAACCATCCGAAGTATCGTCCAGAACGAAGACGATCTTCAAGCACCACTCACGATCGCTCGGCTCGCACACGCCGACAGCAACTCGTTGCAGGCAGTTGGCACCTTTGTCGCTGCACCCGGCTACTGGCTCCGTCCTTACTCGGAGGCTGCAATCGGCCTTGACGCGTGGGGCACGAAGATCGACGACCGCACACCGTTGGAACTCGACGGAACCGTCTGGGATCCCCGGCTCGCGCTGCCCACGCTACTCTACGCCCTCACCGTTCGGGTCATCGTGCTGAAGGCCCTCTACTCGAACAAACGGAAATACTGCCACGAGATCAGGCAGTGGGTATCCTTTCTCCTCCAGATACAGATGAAGTGGCAGACGGGCATTCGTCGCAAGCTGAACTTGTCGGCGGACGAGTTTAAAATTGGGGCCGGCTTTTCCGTGCGCCCATTTGCAGCTGGTGCCGTGGATGTGTTCACCGGCAATTATGACCTCATCGATGTCGACTACGATGCGCTCAACTTGTATCAAGCACTCGGCTTTTTTGCTGGCCCGCTGCCGCCTCATGTTGCTCCGATCCCGCCGGAGTTGGTCGCCCCTACCATCACGGCGGACGACATCGACATGCGATTTGTCACGGAATACCGTCCAATCCTCGAGAAGCAGGCCGCAGTCGCGTTTACACGCTTACGCTGGTCTACTGGGCTGCAGGCGTTCTCCGACACGATCAAGAGCCTCGGAGCGATCTGCGCTGCGTCCTTGGGGCAGCAGGCCGTTGTCGTCTATCGCGAGTCGTTATCGCTCGTGCGTGAGTCGAGCCACGGCCTTAAGCCGGCTGGCCCAGCCGACGAGGCCCAAGAGCAGGTGGAGCTGGCGCGGGCTCTCGCCCGCGTTACGCACTCGGGCAGCAACCGAACAGGCGCCGGGGCGATGGCGGATCGGTACGCACTCTACTGTCTGCTGAGTGAAGAGGATGGATCGCTGATCGCGGAGTTACGGGAACTGGTGGCGCGGCACCTGGATCGCGAGCAGCCATGGCGGGTCCGGCGAGAAAGCACGGGTGCAGCACAGGCAGCGCGAGAGCCTAAGACAACATGAATGGGACGACTAATTGGGCAGTCAGGAGTGTTTAGCCCCCGGTACTGGGGAACGGTGTTGGGTCGAGCGATCATGCATTTGCTAACCAGCTCATACAGCCGGCGCCAAACAGCGGCACGACTGATGGGCATCGTTGAACGACAGCTTTCTGTATTGCAGCCGCCATTAGGTTGAAATTCCTGAATGTCTCTGATTGGCACACTACGGCAGGTGAGCTAACCGTCAATTAATTAAGTTACCTCCGGCATAGCCGGAGGTTTATTAGGTTACGCCCTCAAAGGGCTCTTATTGCGGCCAAACCGCCATTCATATCCAGCTTGATTGCTCAAAAATCGCATAGTATGAGCTATACTCACGGCCATGACCTCACTCGCTTCACTTGGCGTTTTTAGTCATTTTTTTAGTCATTTGGTTTTTTATATCAATTTGGATACAATTTTCCATAAAATCGATTCGATTCCTCGGCGACTCACTCAGGTGCTTGCGCGAAATGGCCTGGCTAATTCAGGTGGGCATTGTTAATTTAGTGTGGTTTGAGCTAAGCTGATTCATTTTTTACCGAGTCAGTGATCATGGTTAGATGCCCAAAATGTAGCTCAGAAGGTTGTACTAAAGATGGGATGGCGAAAGGCAGGTAGCGTTACTAGCGTTACTACTGTAAGTCCTGTGGCTATAGGCATACGGTCAGTTACCGAGGCATCCATCCGGCGGTTAAGCGGCAAGCGCTCCAGCTTTACCTTGAAAGTCTGGGTTTTCGTTCCATTGGCCGATTCCTGAACTGCAGCCATGTTGCAGTCTATAACTGGATCAAGGCCTATGGCGAGTCCATTGAATCCATTCGCTCTACCTCTGGCGTTGACGTCATCGAACTCGATGAGATGCATACTTTATCGGTTCCAAAAAAATTATTGCTGGATCTGGATGGCTGTTGATCGAAATGGCAAACGATGCCTCCACTGCGAAGTGGGTTCCCGCGGCACAGAAACAGGCCGAAAACTATGGACGGCCATAGATCAGCCCGTAACCCAGGCCATGACTGACTATTGACGCCTTATGAACAATTTGTTCCGAAAGAGCTTCATACACAATCAAAAGCTGAAACCTATACCGTGGAAGGCTATAACCGCTTATTCAGGCATTTTCTTGCTCGGCTGCGCCGAAAATCAAAATGCTATGGCAAAAGCAAGAGTATGCTGAAATGTCCGTCATGCTTCTGATGCTCAAATGGAACGGAGAGCTGGATGCTATACTTTATTAACAATGCCGCTCTGTACACGACAAAAAAGCTAACTGATTGATTTACAAGGCGGGCAAATAAAGGACTTGAAAGTCCATCGCTAATCGATTTCACTCTCTTGCGACCAAATAGGAGGTGAAATGAAATTAAGCGATGGACTAAGAGTGATTCTAAAAGGACATTTAGGCTGGGGCAAGTGCCGACTGGATTGTTTTATTGGGATGCTGTTGGCGTTAGTGCGGCTGAAGCACATTAATCTGACGCAACTGGCGTTGGCTTTCGCGAGCCAGGCTGACCCAAAGTCACGCTATCGCCGGCTGCAACGATTTTTCCGGGAAGTCGTCTTCGACTACG